TCCTCTTTTTTGATTGCCTTTGCAATCTCATGAGCTTTGGTTATAGTGCTCTTTTTAAGAGGTGGTTTATCACCAGTAGACTTCATTGCCTGTGCCATACCAACAGCATAAGCATTTCTAACCTCAGAAAAAGTCAATAGTTTTTCTTCTTTCATCTTCTTTTGGGGATCTGTAGAAACATATGTTGGTTTAGATGCACCAGTCTTTTGTTGTTGGCCAGGATCTGCTGCCTTTTTTCTTCTCTGTGCAGAGAGTCTTTCTGCCTTTGACATACTTGCTCTCTTAGCAGAAGAAACACACTTGGGAGTTCCCTCACCAGGCTCATCACTTGCACATGTTCCACCAGTGACTACGTTCACCCAACCTTTTTTACCATCTTTTGATTTGGATTTACCAAACCAATCACGTAGTCCTTCTTCGTTCATTGTTGTTGCTTTAGGAACTTTGCTAATTCGGCAGTTGATCCAACAAAAAGTGCATTATTAGTGACAGACTTGGGACCACCGTCATCTTCTTTATTTAGTTCCTTCATCTTTTTCTGCAAATCAATAAGTTTATCAGTAGTGTCGGCAACACTCTTCATTATTTGCCCAGCAACTTCATATGCTCTGGGAGAATCAGACTCTTGAGCCAATTCCATGATTCCATCAAGACTCTCTTGACCCTTTTCTATTAATGAATATAAATTTCCCCTTGTATATTCATAATCTTTTTTAATCTGATCCACCAAATGATCATTGTTTGTTTTTACAACTTCTGATTTTGTTGGTGTTATATCAACAATATCTGTTTCTGTGTTGAGTGATTCACTAATTTTGTCAAATGATTTTTTCATGGTAGTTCACATTAGATGTCTTTGTCCTGAGATGGGCTGTACTTTTTGCTGTCATTAAAGAATTCCAAAGTTTCACTAAACCCAAAGTCATCCCCAGGTTCAGCGTCTATTGGATCTGGAACTGCGGTATATCTAACTTCTCTCTTGGCATTTTGTACATCAACACTATTATAGTAATCAACCTGTACCTTACGAATGAGACCATCGGAAGATTCTGCGATTGGTCCAAATAGATATGTGTTTGCTGTGAAACTTAAGGTATAAATTATAGCTCTTCTTGACTCAAAATTTCCCTCATATTCATCCTGCATTGTGATATTGTTGAGTGCAATTGGAATATCTCTTTTTTCACCAATAGAACTGATAAGATCTACAGTAACTTTGAATGTTGGTTGGAAATATGGTAAAATTTGCTCCACTATTTGTAGAGCATCTTCATTTAATTTGGCATAAATTGATAGTTGAAAATCTACATTATATGGAACTGGAAGAAAAACTTTCTTTAGATTCTCACCATCAACGGCTTTAAATGTTTTTGTGATATTTGATTTTCTTGATGGATCATAATTAATACCTGTCATCTCAAATGACATTCTTGGTAAAGTTATTGCGACTGGTTTATCTAGTTTTGCTTGCTGCTCTAATCTTGCAAGAAATTTTTGCTGGGGTGCATATGCGAGAGGAACTTTTATATCACTTACAGTAGAAGCATCATCACTTGTATGTCTGATATGAATATCATTAAAAATTGTACCAAAAGCAATGATGGTTTTTCTAAGTATTTCGTGATAGTAATAAGTTCCTAACATCAGTATGTACCAAATGGATTAGATTCTGTAAAGTCTAGTATATCGTCAGCCAATTCTTCAAGTTCTTCATTTTGAGAGAATTCAATCTTATTTCCAGGATCGGAATCAAATGAAGATAATGTAAACTGTGCGTTTGATGTTTCGCCAGTAATAATTTCGCCAGACGTAAAGTTACCACTATTTATGTAGACTTCAAGAGTTTGAGCATCTTGATCATATTTCTTGACTCTAGCCTTTGCTCCAGACAGACTTCCTGTAACGATTTCATTTCTTACATATGTTCCAATTCCAGAACTTGGTGCAGAAGAAATTGCAACAACAGGAGTTGATACATATCCAAATCCACCATCAGTTAGACGAATTTCAGAAATACTTCCACCAGCACCAACTACAGATTTTGCTGTTGCGGTAACTCCTGATCCTGGGCCACCAATAGTAACTATTGGTGCAGTTACATATCCAGCACCAGTAGTTGCAACGCTGATAAATTGTACGGATCCATTACCAAGGACTGCTGTTGCTGCTGCACCAGACCCACCACCACCAGTAAATGTGACTGTCGGTGTTACTGTATATCCAGCACCAGCATTTGTAATCAATATTTCACTAATAGCTTTATTACTTACGACTGCAATTGCCTTTGCATCTGTTCCACCAACTGGAGCTGTAGAGATTGCAACAGTTGGAGTGGATTCGTAACTGTATCCATCATTTGTAACTTCAATTTTTCTTACTGATCCAGTAAGTGCAATATTTGCTATCGCTGTAGCGTTAATACCAGAATTTTCTAATAGTAGTTGAGTTACATATCCATAATCTTCCATTAGACCATCAATCTCATCAACATTAGTTTCAATGATTTCATCTTCAAGTTCTAGAAGTTCGCATGATAATTGATAGATATAGTTTTTACCTAGTTGGAAAAAAGGTTTTTCGTGCTCCACATTTTTGATTTCATATAATCTTTCCCCAAGAGGAAAATAAATTACATCACCTTCTCTTGGACGATTTGTTATTAAAATTTCTCCAGGTTCTGAAGCTTTAAGATCTTTTAGAAATGGTTCAATAAAAAGTTGAAATCTTTCTTCGGAAATTGTTAGAGAAATTTCACTCTTCAATTGAACACCAAACTTCGATAAAATTTCAGTGTTTGCACCATACCCCTCATAGTTATCAAGATAAGCTTCGATAATAAAATTGTCATCAAGTTTAGATAAAGTAACCTCTCTTGATATAATTTCAGAACCTAATATTTTTCTTGGGATATAATAAACATCAATCCCATATATTTTAAGTTGTTCATTTACAAGATCCTGCATTAAAAACTGCTCGTTAGCGGATCCTTGTAGAAAAAAGGGATTGAGTGCCATTATCCGATCATATCGAGAGGTGGTAATTCGTATGTTGATTGCATCTTAGATTCAATATCTGCAAGTTCATTTACTGCATCATCATAATATTGCCTTCCATTTAGCTCTACACCACCAGGAAGTTTTGTTCCACTAAATTTAATCATATTCATACCCCACTGCTTTTTAATCATTGCAGTTAGATATTTTTTCAACCAACTATCATTATATATTTTGGGGAAATCTGATGGATTTAAGGCCCTTTCACAGTCGATAACAATATAGTCTCCAGCAGTTTGTGCTGTCCAATCAATATCTAAATATAATCTTCCTTGTCTTTTTGAATATCTAATTTGCTTATCCGTAGTGAGAAGAAAATCAATATCTTCAAGATAAGTCTTTACCATTGAGTAGTGTAATAAATCAACGCTACTGAAAAAGTAAAGATCATTCAAAAATAATTGATACTTAATACTAAACATTCCACCAGAAATGGAATTTGTATCAAATTTAAAAATTTTATTAATACCTAAGACTTGATCAGGTACTTTTATATAATTATTGTTCTCTTCAAATTTAAATTCGGTTGTATTCCCGACAGATTCTGATACTGTAGTGGTAGTAATTCCACTCACACCGTTGGCACTTGGGCCTCTTCCACGATCAATATCATCTTGAGTAATTTGATATTTCAAATACATTCTTTCGGAACCATCATAATGACGCTCCTGAAAATATTGAATAGCATCGTCAACCAAATCATCAATTTGATCATCATCAACGTTAATTTCTAATACGGGTGCTCCAAGTCTTCTCAGACAATAGTCCACCAGTTCTTGTCTAGTGCTAGGAGTGGCCATTAATATGTTCCTCCATCAATCTCTAAGGTATAATCAGAACCCTCGGTCAAAGTATTTGTTGCAACCCAAATACTTCTGTTGCTATCATATATTAAAACGGACCCATTAGAAAGTCCTTGTGCATCAACATCCTGTAAATTATTTAGTCTGCCAATAACATCAGATGCTAATACTTTCGTGGTGTTTGTTTGACCAACTCTTACAGTAAACTGGCTCATGTTGTTGTAACTCCTGCTCTTACTAGTGCGGTTCCTTCAACAACTCTAGTTGTTTCGGATGGATTTGTAATTATTACATCATAAACATACCTTCCCTCTTTAAGACCAGAAGTTACCGATGAATCTAATGTAAGAGATATTGTTCCATCACTTGGAACTGTAATTGTCGATGCAAATGATGTGGAAGTAGAACTAGTATAAGTTTTTTTCAGTTGAGCAGAAGCCGAATATCCAGTTAAATCTTGGGGGGAATTTGTTTGTGTCCCCTCAACAGTGAATGACAGTGAAAAGTCTGCACCTTGATTAATTGTAATATTGTGGACATATACTGCCATTTTTCATAAATTAGAGATATATTCTTATTTATTATTATCGATAAGAGTCTTTAGTAGATCTTTGATTTCAGAGATTTCATCTTTAAGATCTTCTATTTCTCTTCTTTTTTGATCCCTAACCTTCTTAGACTTTATATAATTCTGGTATGCCATCTCATTTGTATTGATGATGGCACCAGTTTTCATGTCTCTCGAATAATCAGAATCTTGGTCAACTTTTCTCAAATTCATATTATGCAAGTGCTAGAGTTCTAAGGTCATTTAGTCTGGGAGTAAAGGCCTCATTTGTACCACTGAATACAATCTTAATTTGATATCCAGTAAATGGTGGTAAATTATCAACAGAGAATTGATACTCCCTGAGTCCACCTCCACCAGTAGTTATAACTTGCTTATCTGGACGGCCAGAGTTTCTTGCCCCATCAATAACCTGATCACCAAATCCATCACCATCAGTGTCCCTAAGATTGTCATAACCTGGGAAGAGTACAAATGATTGATCAGTATTCGCGCTATCAACTGGGAATATTCTATAAAGAGCTCTGATATCAGATGTAGTATCAACAAATGCACTTGTCAGTAATTTCAATGAAGTGGCAGGATTCTTCATATCAATTCTATCTGAAACATAGATGGATGCATGTGGATCATTATTGAGACTGTTAACTCTAGAATCAGTTACATAATCTGTAATAGGAGAATCAATTCTACTTCTATCAAAATCTATCGCACAGTTATCAAGATAGATGAAAGGTGAATATCTACCATCTTCAGTATTTAAATCAACTTCAATTGCGAATGATTTGTTTCTTGGTAGATTGTCAAGTTGTGAATCTTCATTTACTTTAGATGCAACCATCATTGGTTGTCCAAATAGAAGTGTTGCATTGGGTTCTGCAATAGCAAATCCATTGTCCACGAATGATGGTTCAATACCACCAGCACTAGTTCCTGTTACTGTTCTAATACGAGTGTCAATAGATGTTGTTTTGGGAAGAACAATATCAAGTCTCGCATTTACTCTATCATATTGAATATTGCCAGAAGCCCAAACATTATCTCCACCAGCAACCAATTCAGATTCAAAACTGAGTTGATTTTGTCCAGTCTTTCTATTTCCACGATCAATTTCTAGATAATATGTGTCAATAGTTTTATTTGCCTGGAAAATAACACCATTGGGCATTTCATGAGTTTTGTTGATTTGAGCTAGAGAAATGCCATTAAACTCATATGGATAAATTTGATCACCAACTGCATGTGAAGATGCAGATGTTCCTTCAGCTCCTCTTGTACTAATACCAAGAGTTCCACTTCCAATAGTGTTATAGTAAACAACTTCATTGCCGATGAGAGCAAATCCAGCGGAAGTTGTGATTCCTTGGAAGGTTGCAAAAGGTGTTGTATCCGCTACAGAAACTGTAGCAGTAGTTGCATTAATAGCAGCTGACAATGTTGTTGGTGTTCTTGTTGGCTCTACCCCGTAAATTTCAACAGAGTTTCTAATGTCTTTCATACCATGATTGGGATGTAAGACTTCAATTACATTACCAGAATATAGATTATTTGTTAAGGTTGAGTTTAAGATAAAAGTATTTCCAAGAGAAACTGCAGTTTCAGAATCATCATAATAGACTAAAGATTCATCTACAGTAAACTGTTCGCCCCTCACACCAGTAAGATACAATCGATCATATCCACTAATGTTTGATACGGATATTTGAGATCTTCCACCTTTGGTAACATCACTGGTTGTAATACCCAGAGTATCACCAACAACATATCCGTTTCCAGGTGTCGTAATTGAGACCTCTGTAACAACGTTAGATGCCACTGTAACGACTCCTACAGCACCAGAACCACTTCCAGTAATGGAGAAGAAAGAAACGTCATTATAGGTCCCGTCAGAGTAACCAATTCCAGCTATATTAACCTTAATATTTGATAGTGGGCCACCAACATTGCCAATATAACCAGTTATTGTGTTACCAGAACCAACCTTTCTACCAATATTAAGCAATTCCTGCATAGATGTTTGTGTTACCGTGGTGATACCAACGTCCAACTGTCTTGGTAAAGATTTGATTGGATTTTTTGGTAATGTAGGAAGAATGTCGGAATCATGATCAATATCTGGGTTATAGAATGTCGCAGTTCCCTCCTTAGATATAAATTCACATCTATTAATCTGGAATTTAAGATCTTCAAATTGTGTTGGTGTCCAGGTAGATCCGTTTTGGGATTTGAATAGTGAACCAGCACCATACTGCTTCGTATATTGAAGTTGATCAGGGCCGGATAATTCCTTGGTGTTTACAGTTTTCTCTCCGAGTTTTGCAATCCATGCATTATATCTGTCACTTGTAGGTGCAAGTAGAACTAATGCATATTCAGTTTCTGGTAAAACTGGAATTGGTGCTGAGAATGTTACTCTAGTTGGTACAGATGCATCGTCTGAGGTGTTTACCTGAGATGGGTCTAAAACAACTTGAGCTTCTAGAGATACTAATTGTCCCGTGGGTAAACCAAGATCAATAGTTCTCAACTCAACTGTTAATGGTGCTTTATCATCCTTTGTTGCCATAAAAATGTCAACAGATGTAATAAATGCACCTTTTTTGTCTGTTAAGAATGATTGTGCTAGTGGGTCTCTCCTTGGAGCTTCAACTACATTTCTTACATTAGTAACATTAGTGACATTAGTGACCCTAGTAATTTGAGGTGCAATAGTCCTAGTTCTGTCAATGACTGTGGTTCTTCTAATAATTTTTGGGGGTGGTAGTTTCTGGAATCTAAATGTATTTGTTTGGGTAATTGTGTTTACAACATTTCTTGTCGTTGTAATCGTTCTTACTTGAGTGGTTGTAAGAGTGGTTCTCTGAGTAGTACCAGTTGCTGAGTATGCAGCCTCTGCTTCACTGTGCTTTTTACTTCCAGGAAGTGGAAGAGTGTCATTACTGACATTTGTTAACTTAAATGTCTTTGTACCAGTTTTAAACCTAAGTTGACTTGTTTCTGGATTTCTAAAGAAGAATGATCCATACAAACTACCAAGACCATCAGAAACTAATCTATTTGTTTTAACAACTGCCTCAGCTCCACTAGTCCTACCAATAAGTTTCATTCCTTGGACAATAAAACCAAAGAAAGAACCCTGAGCAGCTAAACTGAGAGAATTTACGTCAACATTCAAGAATGTTGATGATGTATTATATGTGGTTGTATTGTCTAGTGATTGGTTTTTATCATATGGATTAAAGTCTAGGGTTAAATCGGGATTCTTAAAGTCTCCAGTTTTATGGTTGGGAACACAGAGTCTAAAAATAACCCTTCTTTCAGTTTTGCCATTTTTGTTTTTTATAAAACCTTCAACTGTTTCACCAACTTTAAATGATCCAACAACACTTTCGATTTCAACGTATTTTGGAAAAACATCAAGTTTTTTAGAACCATCGAAGAAAGAATAGTATCTTGTAAATGGCTTTAATCCATCAGCAAAGAAAGCAACATTTCTACTTCTGATGAACGGATCACTAGTTGATTTTGTATCAATATCAGTTGATACATCCGTAATTGCAGATGTTGTTGATGATGTTACTTTTGTATCTGTTGATGTCTTCGTAGACATCGTAGTTCTTCCACTTCTTGGGCTACCAACTACATTAACAGTTCTAAACTGTCTGCTTCTATTGGTAAGTGTCTTAAATTTGTTTTTAGTTACTTTTTTGGTTTCAGATTTATTTGTTACCCAAGTATCAGTGGATGGTTCTAGTCTTATTGTTCCAGTATATTCAATGATATTGAATGGGTTTACATTTTCAATTCTGGTAGCAAATGCTTGCTCTATATATTTAGCTTCATTGTATCTCAAACTAACAACATTGCCAGTCTTTTGTAGAAAATTATCTAACAATTCATAATTTGTGGTATAGTCAAAAGTTTTTGCCAGATTAGCAACTGCTGGAGCAATTTGTGGTGATAAAGTAATTCTACTTGTGGGTACAGAAAGTTGCTTAATACCAGCATCTACAACACATGTTGTATATTCTTGGTCAAATAAATCGCCATTTTTAAAATCATCAGCAAAGAATCCACTCTTAAACCTACTCAATCCATCAGCATCTTGAACCTGTAAAGACTTGGTATCATTTTCTAGAATTGAAAGTGAAGTAACTTCTTCAAGATTGCTCACCCTGGATTCAATTTCTCCAATATCTCTCATTGTATATCTCTTATTATCCACAAGAGTAATTTTTGCATCGTCAATATCATAGAGATATGGTGGCAATTGAATAGTTGCCAGAGTCATTGAATCCTCAACAATTGTTGGAATTTTTGGATCATCTGAGGATTGTCCTTTTACAACTCTAAAGAACCCATCAGCAGTTAGAATAACTCTATCCATTCTTGGTAGATAGTATTCATAACCAACTATTGTACTCTCTCCAGCTTTAGGAATTAGATTTGTAGTTGATCCAGTAGTGGAGAAATCTCTTGAATCATAGTCAAATGGTGAGGATGTTGTTCCAGTAAATGGAGATACTCTTGGCCTAAAGTCGATGGTATCTGACGCTCTAATAATAGAGAATCCACTCACAGAGTTTGGAGTAAAGATTGTTGGAATATCTGACTTGTATCTTTCTCCATCATATGATAGAACAGTGAATGCATCACCTTCATCTGTGGATAGAATAGTATAATGATCAAATATTACCAAAAGTTGTTTTGCTGGAATTTTAATTCCAGGATTTCTTACAAGTCTTGAATAATCATAAATGTCTTGTCTTTGTCCATCATCTAAAATAAAATCATCTGTTCTATCAATGTAATTACCATTCACGACAGATTGAATAGTTCCAATGATTCCAGATTCCTGGAATACAACCTCTTCACCAACTGCAAAACGCTGATCGTTTAAATAAACAATTTCAACAGATGTTGGTGAAGATCTGGTTACAATTTTAGCTACAGATTGATTATTTGGTCCTTTTATCAATTCTCCTAGAATTGAGTTTGTATCTAATCCAAGACCAGTTTCAAAAACTAATCTATCTAAAACTGGAGCACTACTTGTATTCGATTCATAAATTGCAACAACATTAGCAACATCTGGATAGTTTAGAGAAATCTCTTCATCTTCAACTCTTAATCCATAAAATGAATTAAAATCTAGGCCATTAGCGAGATTTGTTGATACCCCTGCTGACCTATTTTTTGATTTATTTACTGTTACTTTGGTGCTTCTTGTATATTGCTTAATTTTTGATTTTAGACCTCTCTTTTTAACAGTAGCAATAAGTGCAACATTAGTTTCACTTGCCTTGAGGCCATTAAATACAATTTCTGTACCATTATTGTTGATAGTGAATTGATCTGAAGTTAGATCTTCGATAGATCCATCTGAATAGTGTATTGAATACCTTTCAGCATCAAAATTTTCAAATAAGGCACTAGATATACCAACAGAACCAATGCTTACAGTCAGAGATCCAAATGCATCAGTTGATAACCCATCAAGTTGATTATAAACTGGTAAATTGGCTGATGATAAGTCTATTGTACTGATGTTGTCTCTATCGAGTTCAATAAAAAGCGATCCTCCATTATCTCCAAAGGAGAAATCTGTTTCTCCAATTCTAAAATCAACTGTTGTTGATGATGATGGAAGTAGTCCAGTGGCAACTCCAGCAATATCAGAAATAGCAACAACAGTCATTGAATTTCCATCTGCGGAAACATTCGTCACTCTATTATAAACTTCATCATTATATGCATCTGTAGTATTTTGATATCTGATAATTGAATTTGTTGCAATTCCTGTAAATTTATTTCCAGGAGATGTTACTGTTCCTCCACTAGTGATGGTAATTTTGTCAGTAGCTCTAAATCCACTAGCAACTCTAGATTTTAGGACAACATCAGCAACAAAATCTGATGGTAGTCCAAGAGTTGATGCATCTTGATATACCGACTTCACATCATTAATAGTATGGAAGATAATATCCTTAATTGATCTTGGGTATTCTGTTATACCATCGATTGATATTTGCTCTCCCTCCATAAATGAGCCGGAGGTTTGATGTAGTTTTACGGTATCTCCACTAACCCAAGCTTCACTTGCATATCCAGTGGCACCACTACTCAATCCTTTAAAGTATGTTCCTTTGGAATATTGATATTCTTCATTTAAAGTTAACTGTGTATATGTTTGAATATCAAATAATCTGAGATCCCATTCTGTGGTATCATTTGAATATGATGCATCACTTACACCAAAAGAATATATTCTAGCTTCGCCTATCTTTTCTCCAGTTCCAGCAGTATTGCTAGTTGTTCTCTGATTATAAAGTTCAACAACATATGTGGAATCTCTGTTCAAACCAATAACAGGACTGCCAAAAACATTATTTACTTTTAAAATATTTCCAAGATCAAGTGGAACCAAAGAATTTTCTACTGGTTTAGTATCTCTCGGCTTTTCTACATCAATAATTCTAGATCCAACTACATCAATATCATATCCATTTACATAGGCCTTTCCAGGACCAACGGTTAAACAAAATAGATCATCCGATGGAATATTATCTTCTCTTGTTGTTTGTGATTCTTCGTATATGCCACCATTTCCAATCTCATCATTTAGACACTCATCTAATGTTAAATCAAAAGGAACTACGGAATAATCTCCAGATTCATCATATGTTCTCTTTGCAAAATAATCTTTGATAATATTGTATTGGGTTTTTTGTTCGGCTTTTTCTGTAAATCCTTGATTTAGTCTTAAAAGTTCTACAAAAGAACGATCATCAATATCATCAATATCTTTTTTGATTAGTTTTAACTCAAACTGGAATCTATCTGCACCTGGAGCTGAATAGTTATTAAATCCTCTAGCATTATCAAATAAAGTTTCATCTTCATTTGCGTTTACAGTTCTTTCAATAATACTCAAACCAATTCTATAAGATGGCTCATTTGTATATTGATCAAGAATTATTGTTTGTGAATAAACATTGACAAAATAACCACGAACAAAATATACACCATCAGCAATTGATATTGCAGAACCAATAGCGGTTGCATTGTCAGAAACTACCTGTGCAAAAGAAGATCCCTGAGTAATAGTTGTGTTTCCATATGTTACATTCTCTTCAGCAAGAAGAAGTTCACTTTCAGTAAAAGTTACGTCTTCCCCATCGTCATTTGAGTTTATGTACTTTACATATAGAGTAAGTTCTCCATCATCAGAATCTTCAGCTGATAATACATTTACAACTCTTGCAGTTACCTGAGTTGTTTGTCCTCTAATTACAGTACCAATAAATTTATTGGCATATGTGGATACAGGAATCCCTAAAAACTCTGAATTAATCTTTACAGAAAAATATTCACTATCGTAGGAAAGTCCTCCAGGTATTACTACAGAACCATCTTTAAAAAAGTGATCACCAAAATTCTCAATCTGATTCTGAAAAATGGATTGTAAGTTGTTTAATTCCCTAGCTTGAACTGGAAATCCAGGTTTAAACAATACCTTATAAAAATTATCAACGGGATCATAGTCATCAAAATAAGGTGAAACATTTAAATTTGTTTTTTGTGCCATTGCTTCAGAATTCCAGTACTACTTTGATGTCTTCTTTTTGACGAGAATTTCGCGCTATAGTGGGCCTATTATCAATATAGACAATTTCTCCCGACCTCTTATTTATCTGGGACTTGGCGAGTCCATCTGTAAAGTTGACACCGAGATTAATTGTATTATTGCCAATAATAGTCGTAATTCCACTGAATGTAGTATCAACAGAAGCTGAGAATCCTCCATCAGTAGTAATTGACTCAGCACTAGTCTCAAAATCTACATATTTTGATTCTGATGTAACACCAATGTAATCACGTTGAGTTCCAGTTGTCTTATTGAAATAAAGTGATCTATCCTGAATGTATTTGACAACATTAGTTTCCTCATCAAAAGATGCAACATATCCAACTGCTGTAGTTACCCCAACAATTTGTTTAATAATATCACCAACAACTAGATTGCCATTTGGATTTACAACTTTAATTGATCCAGTTGATGTATAATCATTTGAAGAAAATACAGCAGTCGATCCAAATGATGTTGGATTTTTTACAATCCCTACTTGGGCAAATTGAGTATCAGTTGGGAAGTTTCTAGTTGAATCATCAAAACGTGAATAAACTAGAACTTTTTCTGCTCCGAGTTCTTTATATAAATCATATCCATGTCCTTTTGATGGTGGAATAATTGGAATTAATTCAGCAAATTCTGTCAGACTACCACTTTGTACTGGGCCCAAGTCAACAATTCCATAACTATATCCTTGACCACCAGCAGAAACCTGAGCATTTGTAATTCTTCCACTGCTATCTGTGGAAACAACTACCTTTCCTCCAGTCCCGTCACCCAAAATATCAAGTTCAACGTTTAATCCAAGACCATATCCAAAACCAGCCTTTTCAATAGAAACAGTCTTTATCTGATTATTATTAATCTCAGAATCACCATTATTACGAACAGCTTGAATCTGTGGATCTGTTGATGTATCCCAATTTGGGGGTAAAGTGATATATTCGGTGGAATCAAACTTAATAATATCTGTTGGATTTACGGCGAAGAGATATTTCCAAATATAACCATCACCACTTTCACCAGCTCTGTTTGGCTCTAGATCGGTAAATGTTGGTTCATCTTGAGATG